CCCACGCCGACCCTTTGCCCAAAAATTTAGGCCAGATTTTGGCCCAAATGACCTATGCCTGACCTCGGGCCGTCCCCCCGGAAACGGGACCGGCGAGGGGGTTGGAACAGCAAGCAGCCCCACCGCCACGATGGCCCCACGGGGCCACCAGGGGCCTCCAGAGACCCGATCGCCTTCATTAACAGCCTGACCCATACCAAGGGCGCGTTCGCCTCGCAGACGTTCAACCTGCGGCCCTGGCAGCGGTCGATTCTGCGGCGCCTGTTCAAGCGGCGCCCGGACGGCCTCCGGCAGTATCGGACCTGCCTGCTGATGCTGCCCCGGAAACAGGGCAAGTCGGAGCTCGCGGCGGCGATTGCGCTGTATGGGCTGCTGGCGGATGGGGAGGCCGGCGCCGAGGTGTATTCCGCGGCGGCCGACAAGGACCAGGCGAGCCTCGTCTTTGGCGTGGCGGCGCAGATGATTCGCAACGATCCGACGCTCGATGACGAGTGTTACATCGTGGATTCGCAGAAGCGGATTCATCACCGGCGCAGTGGGAGTTTTTATCGCGCCCTGTCGGCCGATGCCCATCGGCATCATGGACAGAACGCCTCGCTCGTGGTGTATGACGAGCTGCATGCCGCGGGAGTGAACCGCGAACTCTACGATGTGCTGTCTACGTCGATGGGCGGGCGGCTGAACCCGCTCATGTTGATCATTTCCACGGCCGGGTACGACCGCCATTCGATCCTGTGGGAGCTCTACCAGCACGCGAAGAAGGTCCAGGAGAATCCCGCGCTCGATCCGACGTTTCTGCCGATCATCTACGAAGCCCCGATCGACGCGGACTGGACGAGTCGGCGGGTGTGGAAGAAAGCGAATCCGGCGCTGGGTGATTTTCGCAGCCTCGAGGAAATGGAGATCTTAGCGGCGCGCGCGAAGGAAATTCCCGCCCAAGAGAATACGTTCAGGAGGTTGTATTTGAACCAATGGACGGAGCAGGCCAGTCGCTGGTTGCAGCTCTCGGCCTGGGATGCCTGTCAGGTGCCGGTCGAGCGCACGGCGCTCCGTGGGCGCCGCGGCTATATCGGCATGGACTTGAGTTCCACAACGGATTTAACGGCGCTCGTCGCGGTGTTTCCCGACGACGAGGGCTTCGACGTCCTCGCGCAGTGTTTCGTGCCGGCGGAACGCATCCGCGAGCGGTCGCGGCGCGATAAAGTCCCGTACGACCAGTGGGCGCGCGACGGGTTCATCACGGCCATTCCGGGCGCGGCCGTCGATTACGAAGTGGTCCGTCAGGCGCTGCTCGCGTGGTGTACGGAGTTTGACGTCCAGTTCGTGGCCTTCGATCCCTGGAACGCGACCGATCTGGTGTCACGACTCGAAAAGCAGGACGGCGTGCGATGCGTGCCGATGCGGCAGGGCTTCGCCGCGCTCTCGGCGCCGACGAAGTCCCTTGAGAAGGCCATTCTCGCGAAGCAGCTGCGCCACGATGGGCATCCGGTGTTGCGCTGGTGTGTGAGCAACGTCGCCGTCGACAGCGATCCGGCCGGCAATCTGAAACCGTCAAAAGTCGCATCGACCGAGCGGATCGATGCCGTGGTCGCGCTCGTGATGGCGGTCGACCTGATGGACCGCAACGCGCGGACGCCGTCGCCCGGCTATGAGATGGTCGTGTTTGGATGACCGAGACCGTCAAGCCGCATCGTCGCGGTCGGCCTGCGCTGCAGATGGGTGAGACGTCGACCCCTGTGAATGTCCGGATGTCGGCGAAGGAGTACGACGCCGCGTCTGCCAGGGCGCGTCTTGAGCGTAAGTCACTGCCGGCGGTTGTGCGGCGGGCACTGCGCCGCTATCTAGGGGAACCTCCGACAACTTCCTGAGAAGATCAGCCTTAATCATGGCAAAAAGGCTGGCTTGGCCGAAATCGTGTTCGAGTTGATAGAGACTCGTACGTTGTCTGAATGTTGCGCGGACGTGGCAATCGTCGCAGAGCATTTGCACGTCCTCGAGAGTTTCATAACCGAACGTGCGGTAGTGTAAATGGTGCATCTGTAGCGGACACCCACCCTTGAAACACTCTTCACACCGATAGCGCGCGCGCTCGCACGCATCTTTCCGAAGTGCCCACATCCTAGGGGAAGCGAGGAACTTGGCGACCTGCTGTTTTGTCGGTCTCCGCGCCATTCGCTCGGATCGTGAATGATGCCGGCGGCGGCTGTCGATTTTAGAGTTCTTTTTTGGGGATCTTCAGTAAGCGCCGGACGTGTTCTGGCAACGTGGTTTTGTTTCGTCGAGCTTCTCTACAGAACGCGTCGAACACGCTCGGTGGTACGCGAGTATTTAGAGGAACGCTCGGCCCTTCGTCGCTGATCGGCGGCCGCCCGCGGCGACCTAACGTCTTCTTGTTCTCAGCCATCGGTCGATGTCCTCTTCAAACCAACCAATAGCGCGCGGACCAAGCTGGACGTGTCGTGGAAAACCTCGGCGTTGACGGTAACGCGCGAGCGTGCTCCGACTAAGGCCAGTGCGCGCGAGCACTTCTGGCACGCGCAAGACTCGTCTTGTTCCATGTCGTGCCATAAGGTGCCAAGCCTAAGCCAACCCACTTGTTAGCGTCTATTTCTGGTGCCTAAAATTGGAGTAACCGACATCGGGCCTTGACACTGGCGCATCCTGATGGATCGCGCCTACACGCTGCTCGACGTCAAGGCGGTGGACCCCGACCGCCGCACGTTCTCCGGCATCGCCTCGACCCCGGAGCTCGACCGCCAAGGCCATGTCGTCGACCCGGCCGGCGTGCAGTTTCGCAATCCCGTCCCGCTGCTGCTGCATCACGACCAACAACGTCCCGTCGGGGCCGTCACGCTGACGGCCACGCCCCACGGGATTCTGTTCGAGGCCACGCTGCCCCAGATTGACAGCCCTGGCCGGCTGCGCGACCGGGTCGACGAAGCGTGGCACTCGATCAAGGCCGGCGTCCTGACCGGCGTCAGCATCGGGTACCGCCTGATCGATGGCGCGACCGAACGCCTCAAGAGCGGCGGGCTCAAGCTCCTGAAAACCGAAATCTTCGAACTCTCGTTGGTCACCATTCCTGCCAACGCGCAGGCGTCGATCCTTCTCGTGAAATCGCTTGCGGCGCCGCCGCGGCAGGAGACACGCACCATGAAGCAGACAACCGCGGAACACATTCAGAACCTCGAGAACAAGCGGGCGGCCCTGGCGGCGCGGATGACCGACATCATGCGCACGGCCGCCGACGAGGACCGCACGCTCACCGACGAGGAAGGCACTGACCACGACGGGGTCGCGGCAGAGGTCAAGAGCCTGGATGGCGACCTCGTGCGCTGGCGCGACCTCGAGAAGGTGAACGCCCGGACCGCGACTCCTGTGCCGCCCGTAAATCACCTGCGGACCTCGACCACGCCCGTGATCTCGGTGCGCCCAAATGTGCCCATTGGCACCGCATTCGTGCGCGCGGCCTGCGCGAAGCTGGTTTGCAACGGCAACCTGCACGAAGCCGCCGAGTACGCGAAACGCTGGGACGATTCGACCCCAGAAGTCTCGCTGTACCTCAAGGCGGCCATTGCGCCCGGGACGATCACGGATGCGACCTGGGCCGGCCCGCTCGTGAACCAGAACATCGCGAACGACTTCATCGAGCTGCTGCGGCCCGCGACGATCTTGGGCAAAATTCCCGGCCTGCGCACCGTGCCCTTCAATACGAAGGTGCCGAGTCAGACGGCGGGCGGGACGTACGGGTGGGTCGGGGAAGCGAAGCCCAAGCCGGTGACCAAGCTGGCGTTCGCCTCGACGTCGCTCGGGATCACCAAGGTCGCGGGCATCATCGTGCTGACCGAAGAGTTGGTGCGCCTGAGCAATCCCTCGGCCGAAGCCCTCGTGCGCGCGGACATGATCGCCGGCATCGCGCAATTCCTGGATACGCAATTCATCGACCCAGCCGTCGCGGCCGTGGCGGGTGTGAATCCCGCGTCGATCACGAACGGCGCGCCCACTGCGGCGGCGACTACGAATCCGGTCGCGGACATCATGTCGCTGATTTCGCATTTTGCGACGAACAACATCGCGGTCGGCGGCGTCACGTTCATCATGTCGGCGGCGAACGCGCTCTCGCTGTCGTTCCGCACGAACCTGGACGGCTCGCCGCAATTCCCCGGCATCGGCCTGGATGGCGGCACGTATCGCGGCCTGACGTTCATCACGTCGCAGGCCGCTGGCACGAACGTGGTCGCGCTGCAACCGCAGCTCGTGCTGTATGCCGACGACGGCGGCGTGACGATCGACGCCTCGCGCGAAGCCTCGCTCCAGATGGACAGCGCGCCGGCCTCGCCCGCGGATGCAACGACCGTGTACGTGTCGCTCTGGCAGACCAACACCGTCGGGCTGCGCGCGGAGCGGTTTGTCAACTGGAACAAGGCGAGCGCGAACGCGGTCAAGTACCTGACGGCGACCGCCTGGCCGGCCCCGACGGGCGCCGCGATGGAAGCACCCGAATAAGGCCCTGACGGTATGGGCTTCCTGAGCTCGATCCGGTCACGGCTGGGATCGGCGTTTGCGCGTCCCGTGGGCTCGAGCGCGTGGCTCCCCATGGTCGTCCGCGAGCCCTATACGGGCGCGTGGCAGCAGAACGTCGAGATTCGCGTTGACACGGCGCTCAGTAATCCCACCGTCTTCCGCTGCGTCTCGCTCATTGCCGGCGACATTGCCAAGACCCCGCTTCGACTCGTCACGCTCGACGACGACGGCATCTGGACGGAGACGACGAGCCCCGCATTTTCACCCGTGCTCCGCAAGCCGAATCGGTATCAGACCATCGGGCAATTTCTCGAACAGTGGATGTTGTCGAAGCTCCTGCACGGGAACACGTACGTCCTGAAGGATCGCGATGAGCGCGGGATCGTCACCGCGCTCTATGTGCTCGACCCGAACCGGGTGCAGCCGCTCGTCGCGCCCGATGGCAGCGTGTACTACCAACTGCAGGGGCCACACGATCTCGCGGGCATCACGGAGCAGCTTGCCGTGCCGGCGCGCGAAATCATTCACGACCGGTGGAACTGCGCCTTTCATCCGCTCGTCGGGCTCTCGCCGCTCTATGCGTGCGGCGGGGCGGCGAATGAAGCCAACGCGATTCAGAACGCCAGCACTGAGTTCTTCCTGAAGGGCGGGCGCCCGTCCGGGTTACTCGTGGCCCCCACCGAGATTGACCCCAAGACGGCGGCCCGCCTCAGCGAAACGTGGCACGGCCTCGGCCCCGGCAAGACGGCCGTCGTCGGCTACGGCATGAAGTATCAGGACATCGGCACGAGCGCGGTGGATTCGCAGCTCTCCGAGCAGCACGGGACCACGGTCGCGACCATTGCCGGCTGTTTCGGCGTGCCGATTTCCTACGTCGATAGCAGCAAGCAACCCCCGTACGCCAACAGCGAAGCGACGCAGATGCAGTACCTGTCGCAGTGTCTCCAGGTCCACATGACCGCGCTCGAGTGCGCCCTTGATGAGGGCCTCGAGCTGCCGACCTATTACGGGACCGAATTCGACATCGATGTGCTGATCTGGATGGACACGGCGACGAAGACGAAAGCGGCGCACGACGCGATCGCGGCCGGCGCGATGTCGCCGAATGAAGCGCGCTTTAAATACTTCGGGCTCGGCCCCGTGCCGGGTGGCGACACGCCGTATCTGCAGGAACAGAACTGGCCATTAGCACAACTGAACGCACGAGAATTACCGACGAGAGCGCCCACAGCACCAACGCCTATTACCAACGAGCCTACTGAAGAGGCAATTGCTGCCACGGTCGGTGCCTTGGCGAAATCGTGATGGCCGCCTATGCGGCGAGAAAAAGATGATTCGACTTCTTCTTATTGGCGGCGCTGGTCAAAATCTGCAGATTCGCTGCGACGTGCAGACCGCAGACGATAGAGCCCTGACGCGGGGTCCGCTGTCCACTAGCACGTTTCGCACGATGGAAAGCATCGTGAGGTTTGTCCATCAGGCACAGCGTGCATGTCTTGCTGGTTCGGTTGGTGCTCATTTTCTGTGGGTCTCGATGTATCGGTCGATGATTCGTCTGACAAGTTCGGCGATTGAGATCCCTAGTTTTTTGGCTTCACGCTCTAAGAACTGTCGTTGGGGATCCGTAAATGAAATCATCTGCTTCGTCACAGGAATAAGGATACCCCAAGGTATCCCTCAGTGTCAATGACGCTCGAATTCTCGCGCGTCGTCATTGCCGTGCCGCTGCTGTCGCTGACCGCCGCGAAGCAACAACTGCGCATCACCGATACGACGCACGACACCGAGATCACCGCGCTCGTCGAGGCGGCGCAGGAGCACGTCATTACGGCGCTGAAGGCTGCGGCCGATCCCACCTGGACGGAGGCGACCGTCCCGCGCGTCGTCTACCACGCCATCAAGTTGATGCTGGATGCCTTCAACGAACGCCGCGGCGGCGCCGAAGCGGCCGACGAACTCCGCAAGGCGATGGAGACGGTCGACCTCCTGCTCGGCCTCTACAAGGATCCGACCCTCGCATGAATACCGGATCGCTGCGGCATCTCGTCACCCTCGACGTGCCAAACGGCAGCAGTGGCTATCTCCCTTTAGATCCAGCGACTTGGTACTGCTCGGTGCTGAGTGAAGGCACCGGGACGGTGACGCTCGTCGGCCGCTTCCATCCTGGCCTCACGACGCCGAACGCGCGCGTGCATTTCAAGGGACGCATTTTTCACATCGACGGGGCCGTCAATCACGACGAGCGCGACGTGGAGCTCACGCTGACCTGCCGGGAGGTGTTCGATGGCGACCAAAGTTAGCGTCACCTGGTCGGGCCTCGACAGCTTCATGCAGGAGCTCCAGACCCTGACCGCCGATCTGGTCGACGAGGCGAACACCATCATGGTCGACAGCGCGACCGATGCGAAGGCCGACATCGCCGCCGCCTATCCGAGCAAGACGGGCACGCTCCGCCGCGGCCTCGTGCTGAAGCCGGCGCGCGGGCAGGTCCTGAGCGGCGCCGAGCTCGTCCAGACGGCGCCGCACGGCTACATCTACGAGCACGGCACAACCGTCCGCGCAAACAAAGCCGGGGCGAATCGGGGCCGGATGCATTCGACGCCAACGTTCTTTCCTATCGCGGAAGCGTACCGGCGCCAAGCGATCAACGACGTGATTTTCCGGCTGTACCAACACGGCGCCACGCGCGTCACAGGCTCGGCCGATGAGGAGGTTGCATAGATGGCGATCAAGACCGGACGGTACGGCAAGGTGAGTTGGGACGCGGCAGGCGGCTCGACCCTCGTCGAGATCGTGTCCCTCAACACGTGGACCCTCGACATGTCCATCGAGATGGAGGACGTGACCTGCTTCGGCGATACGAATAAGGTCTACATCCCCGGCATGAAGGACGCGAAGGGCGAGATTGGCGGCTTCTGGAACAGCGCCGAGCTCGCGCTCTGGAAGGCCTCCGACTCAGGCACCCCGGGCACCCTCAGTCTTCAGGTGAACAATCAGGAGCCAGGCTTCAAGTGGCAGGGGCCGGCGTATCTCAGCGCGTCGATTGATTGTTCTCTGGCGGCGCCCAAGGTCACCGGAACGTGGAGCGCGGCCGGCGCCTGGATCGTCCCCGGCACCGTCGTCGCCACGGGCGCGACCGCCGGCTTACCGGGATCGTTTACGCCGGCCGGCGCCACGCCGCCCTTCGCGCTCGCGAACATGACCGGCATCGTGGCGTCCCCCGCAACCAATTGGACCGTGGGGCAACACGTCGAATTGGGCAACGGCTCCGATGCGACCTGGAACGGCACGACGTGGATAGCCGGCGTCCATCCGTAGGTGTTCGACGAGCTCACGCTGCACGGCGCGACCGGCACGCTGCTCTGGTTGCATCGGCGCGTCGCAGCCCTCACGCACTGGCGCATCTACAAAACGCCGCGGGCGTGGACGCTGACCGCCACGTTCGACCGCGCCGATGCGTGGCAATGTCAGCAGGCCGCCAAGTATCGGGAGCTCGTGTTCACGGCGCCACGCGGCGCCACGCGGTTCACGTTGGAAGTGAAAGCGATTGACCTCGCCGGCACGGAACTGCGGGCGACCTTGGGACCGCCGCTGCAATAGGAGATCTATGGCCTCGCGTTTCGTCCGACCGAGTACGACGACGCTCACGATCTCCGACGGGGACACGCTCACCGTCAAGACGCGCCTGACCCATGGCGAACGCAGCGACAGCTACGCGCGCCAGTACGAGACGGACGACGAGGGCAAGCTCAAAGTCATTCCCGGCCAGATCAAGCTCTCGATGGTGACCGCGTACCTCGTCGACTGGTCCCTGACCGACGACGCCGGCGAGCGCATCGTCATCATGGGCGAACCCATCGAGGTGGTCGAGCGCATCGTCCGCAATCTGTTCTCGGAAGACTTCGACGAGATCTATACCGCGATTGCGCTGCACGAAAAGCAGATGGTCGCCGAGCGCGCGCGGGAAAAAAAAAGACGCACGAGCGGCGCCGCAGTGACCTCGCCCTCGCCCTCCGGTGTGGCTGGCGCGTTGACTGGGTCCGTGAGTTAGATGAACTGGACTATGACGTGCTCCTCGAGATGCTGAACGAGCAACCCTGATGGCTGTCACCGCGAAATTCGTCGCTGACTTTACCGACTTCGACCAGGGCGTCAAAGGCGCGGAGCAGACGCTCCTCTCGTTTGAGACGGCCGTCGATCGGGCCGGTGGGCGGCTGATGGACGTCCGAGGCTACCGGGACAGCACGGCGGCGGCGGGCGGGTTCGCGACCGAACTCCGCAAGGTCGATGGGCTGCTCGCCCAGGCCGGCGTGAACATCGGGCCGCAGATTCGCGCCGTCACGGAACTCGGCGAGATGGCCGGTAAGACGGCGGCGCAAGTCGGGACGCTCGGCACGGCGGTCGGGATCGCCAGCGCGGCGATGACGGGCTGGAATATCGGCCGCTTCATCGCCGACCTGACCGGCAGTGACGCGATCATCGGCCGCTTCGTCAACGAATTGTTTGGCGTCTCGGAGGCGGCCCAACGCGCTGGCGCCAAGGCCGACGTCCTTGCCCTCGCCTCGAAGAACGCCGGCTATGAAGTGACCGACTTCAACGAGGCGATGATCATCAACCGGCAGGCGGCGGACAAGATGGCGGCGGGGCAAGAGAAGGTCGCGGCCGCCACCCGCGCGACGGCGGACGCGGTCCATGCGGTGGTCGAGCAGACGGTCGCGGCGGCCAACCGCGCGACGGACGCCGCGGCGGCGCGGGCGAAGGCCGAGCGCGCCATGTGGAACGACATCGGCGTCGGCCGGATGGAATACGAAGCCGCGCAGCAAGCGGCGACCGAGCGGGAAGCGGCGCAGCTCCGCGGCTTCTACAACGAGATGGGCGTCCTCGCCCAGAACGCCTGGTCGCCAGAGCCCATCGTGAACTGGGTCGAAGCGATCGAGGAGATTCCGCCGGCCGTCAAGGACGCGGCCGAGGCCGTGCGCGACTTCGGCCAGGCTACCCACGCCGCCGGGGTCGGTCCGACGCCGACGGTCGGTGGCTCGGTCGCGGGCATGGCGCCCACCTGGAATCAGAACCAGGTCGCGCGGTACGGGGCGGGCGGATATCTCGGCACGGGCTCGCCCATCAACATCAACATCAACGGTTCGGTCCTCGGCAACAAAGACGAGATCGCGCGCGTCGTCGGGGACGCCGTCACGAGCTCGTATCGCAGCGGGGGGAACCGGCTCCCGGTCTAATGGCGATCACGGGCAGTCAGAAGGCGTACACCTACGCGCTCAGCAACGTGGCGCGTTCAGGGGCCACGCGTAGCGGGTACGTGTCGGCGCACGTCTACATCACCATCGGCGGCGCGTCTTTCACGGGCTCGGTCGCCTATGGCTCGCTCACCATCACCGACAGTCTCGACGAAGTCCCGAACCGCTGCACCTTCCGCGCGATCAACGCCGTGCCCACGACCGGCCAGGACGTGATCATTACGCTCGGCTCGCGGAACAGCCTGGAGCGCCTCTTCGCCGGTCATGTGCTCACGGTCGACGAGCTCATCGGCGGGAAGCCGGATCAGGTCCGATCCGATGTGTCGTGCGTCGACTACACCTGGCAGCTCGGGTTTCTCAAAGTCACCAAGCGGTACGCGAACACGTCCGCGTCGGCCATCGCAGCCGACCTCATCGCGACCTACGCCGCGATGAACGGCTTTCACGCGGGCGGCGTCGTCGCGGGCCTGCCGGGCATCGACGAGATCACCTTCACGAACGAAGATTTGCCGGACGCCTTGACGCGGCTCGCGCGGCGCATCGGCGGCTACTGGTACGTCGACTACCGCAAGGGCGTGCATCTCTTCCTCGAGGACACCACGCAGGCGCCGACGCCGGTCACCGCCGCGAATCCGACCCTGTCGCTCGCGGGCTTCGGGTACGACGTCGATCGCAGTCAGGCCTTGACGCGCGTCTACGTCGAAGGGCGCGGCTCCCGGCTGATCGGCGCCGTCGCGCTCGGCGACACGATGATCCCGCTCGACGCCGTCGACATGTTCGCGGTCTCGAGCGACGTCTTTGTGAAAGTGTCGTTCCAGGGCTCGGAGGGCGGGGCGCAGCATCTGAGTTATACCGGCGTCGTCAATCAGCCCGGCGTCGGGAGTCTCGTCGGCCCCGGCAATGGGCCGGCTGGGGTGCTGACGCTGGCGCCCAACCTCGGCACGGGCCTGACGCCCGGCACGTATCAGTACGCGTATACCGACGTCACGCCGTCCGGCGAATCGCTCCCGAGTCCCGTCGGATCCATCGCCGTGGGCCAACTGATGGATCCGCAGTTCGGCAATACCGTGCCGGGGCTCACGCCGGAGCCCTCGACGACCGGCCCGGAGCCGGGGCTGCATGACTGGGCGTTCACGTGGGTATCGGCGGGTGGCGGCGAGACGCTGCCCACACTGAGCGGGCGGGCGAACACGGTCGGCCCGCTTCCGGCGACCGGCGGGATCAAAACCGTCAATAACTGGGCGACCGGACCGCTCACGAAAGATCGCTACTACGGCTATGCCGTGACGTATGTCGGCCTGAGCGGGGAAACGACGGCGGCGATGGGATTCATCGTCTATACGGCCCTCACGACGGCCACGCAAAAGTTCGAGCTGTTCATCGGCGACCAAGACGGGAGTGCCACCTTTGCGGTCCCCGCGGGCACGACCGCGATCAAAGTCTATCGCGCCAAGAGCGTCTCGGCGGGTTCGTCCCAAATGGGACCGTACCTGTTTACGGGCAATGCGACAGTCACGGTCATGGGGAACGGCCAGATCACGGGCACCTTCATGGATCTGACGACCGACGCCGCGCTCGGAGCGGCGATTCCGACGACGAACACCGCGACGCGAAGCCTGCGGAAGGTCCGCGTCCTCATCGGGAATAGCGGCAATGCCCCCGCGGGCTTCACGGCCAGGCGGATCTACCGCTCGACCGTGAATACCCAACTCCCGCTGAAGCTCGTCGCGACCATCAACGACATGACGACGAGTGAATATATCGACCAAGTGCCGGATGCCTCGCTCGGGGCGACCGCCCCGACGACCAACACGGCGGGCACGGAATACAAAAATGTGTTCGTGTCGAATCTCGCGCCGGGGCCGTCGCCGACCACCGGCCGGAAAATCTACCGCACCGCGGCGAACGGCGCCCAATTGAAGCTCGCGATGCATCTCGGCGACAACACGACGACGGCCTTCAATGACAGTCTGCCGGACGCCTCCCTCGGCGTGAACGCGCCCACGGGCGATACCTCCGCGCTCCAGGTGCCGGCCGGGTCCGTGCCGGCGGGTTCGCCCTCGCTCATCGTCGCCAATGGCAGCGTGTTCCCGACGGGCGGCTGGGCGATCATCGGCAACGGCGAACAGGTGATCCGCTATACGGCGAAGTCGGCGACCGCGCTCACGGGGATTCCCGCCACCGGCATTGGCGCGATGACCGCGGCCGTCGCGTACAACTCGACCGTGACGATTGCGCCGATGCTCACCGGCATCCCGGCCACCGGGACGCGGTCGATCACGCGCGCGCTCACGGCCGGCGACGAGGTCTATCTCGTCGTGCAGGTCGACGATCCCGCGCGGCAAGCGCAGCTCGCCGCCGTCATGGGCGGGACGGGCATCCGTGAAGAGTGGGTGCAGGACCGGCGCCTGTCGATCACCGAAGCGCGCAGCCGCGGGCAGGCGACCCTGAGCGTGCGCCCGCTCGACCGGGCCACGCTGTCCTATCGCTGCTTCGACCGCCTGACGGCGGCCGGCAAGAGCGTGCTGGTCAACCTGACCGTGGGCGCCGGCTCGCCCTTGAACGTGAGCGGCACCTTCAAGATTCAGCAGGTCACGATCGATAACTTCCGGCCCTATCCGACCCAGCCGCCGACGTATACGGTCGAAGCCTCGGGCATCCGTTTCTCGTTCGAGGATTGGTTGCGGCGCATGCAGACGAGGACGTAATGGCGATTCTTAGAACGCAATGGGTCGACGACGACGGCTCGGGTACGCTTGGCACCGTCATCAACAACGCCGAGAAACAGATTCTCTACGATCAGATCGATATTGCCGTCCAGGATTGGGTGGATATCAGCTTCAACGCCGCGAATTTTGTCGGCACGACCGGCGGCAGCTGGACGGTGACGGCCGCGGGGATCACGGCGAACGTCTATCAACTGCACGGGCGCATGCGGACGTACTGGCTCAACATGAACTCCAACGGCAACACCGTGGTTGGCGCTCCGGTGTTTCTCAACGTCACGCTCCCGTTTACGTCGGTGCGCTCCGTCGGCACGCCGTTCCATTATTGGGGCGCGGTGAGCGGGACCGGCATTGCGGACATCCAGCCCTCATCGTCGACGCTCAACCTGCTGCGCGACATTGGCGGCACGGCCTGGGCGGCCGGCGTCTACAACTTCCGCGTGCAGATTCATATCCCGGCCTGACCCCATGCAAAAGCAATACGTCGCGAAACCGCAGAAGGTGATGGCCGAGCAGTGGTCGGCCGCGCTCACGCCGCCGCCGGTCGGTGTCTGCACCGAAGCGCATCCGGTCGGCACCTGCATCCAGACGCCGATCTTCGCGGACTGGCGGGCGCACGTCCATACCGAGACGGGGCTGTGGGAACTGCACGACGGCGACTGGATTACGTTCTCGGTGGCGTTTCCGACGCACCCGCCGGAGGTGGTCACGAACGAGGCCTTCGTGGAACTCTACGGGACGCAGGGGCCGCCACTGCCGGAAGGAAGCTGAGATGCCGCATCAGTTCTACGTGTTCAACACGCCCGCCGGCGTGCCGCTGCTCGAGGGGACGCACGTCACACTCGCCCACGATAGCGGGTGGGGTGGGACGGCCGTGCCCTCAGTCGACCCCGCGGGGCGGGCCGGTGTGGTGTTCGACATTCCCGATTCGGTCCCGCCGGGAAACGGCGCGCAGGTGAACCTCGAGGCCACCGGGAAGATCCCGCTACAAGCGCGCGGCGTGCTGGTGTATGCCGATGCCGAGCGCGCGTACTTGCAGTGTGACGACTTCACGCTGACCGATGTCCCCGCGCCGCCGGAGCCGCCCATCCCGCCGCCCGTCACCGGCGGCACGCCGCTCGAGATCATCAACGGCGTGTATGCGTCAGGCAACTACAACCTGGCGAGCAAGACCGGCTGCGGGACGTTCACGGAGGAATGCTGCCGGCAGCTCTCGGTGGCCTTTCCCGCCTCGCTGTGGGGGCACGTCGCGAAAAGTCCCGGCCAAAATCAATATCAAAATCACGCGGTCGATGCCGTGATGAGTCTGGCTGGGAACGACAACGGCATCTGGGACATCATCACGAGCTCGGTGTCCTCGAGCGCGCGGCCGGCGTTCAATCGGGCCGGCGACAGCAAGCCGGACTTGTGGCGCCCGAACGCGCCGCTGCCCTGTGCCCCTGCCACCACGACGCGGATCGCGGTCGAGATCAACATCGACGATCTCTTGATGT